GCATCGGCCTGAGCATCTATTTCGATATTCTCAATTTGATCTTCGAGATTGTCCAGAAGGCACAAAATTCCCCTTTTCCAGCGATCCCAATTCTCTTCGAGCAGCAACTCTTTTCTTTGCTGTGCAGTAACGCGATTTTTCACATCGTCTGCAACCAACCGAGCAAAGAATTCGTCAGGCATCGTGTTCACCTTTTCTCCAGTCAGTTGGCCCATAGTGGACAGATCCCCTTGTAACTACACCATCCACACAAAACCGATTTCTGTGCAGGAAAATCTCCCGTAGCGCATGCCTTATCTACATCGTCTTTAACATTTCGTACATACTCGCTCGTATTAGTGATGTCTTCTTCACTAAAGGGAACTTCGAACTTGACTCCGTCCTTGAGGTAGAGCAGTTCCAAACTGGAGGTCCGTCCGATACCTAAGGCATTGACCAACGTTCCATAAATACGCAGTTGCAGAAATCGCTGATCGACGTAATCTGCTCGTGGGACCTTGCCGGTCTTATAGTCGGAAATGACAATTCCACCGTCTTCGTCCATAGTGAAGCGATCGATGAATCCCTTGAGGTTCACTCCGGATACTTCCCCGTTGAGTTCATACTCCAAACCGTCGGGTTCTATTTCCTCTGGGTTCTCAATTTTCCACAGGTTCTCGATGCACCACCAGGCCTTCCAGCGGAACATCCGATATTCCTCTGCGTCTGGAACGAGGGGCTGCACTCTTTCCCCCCAGTTGTCGTTGTCCCATACCTCCCGGGCCAAAGACTGGGCGCGATCCTGAGTGCGGTCTTCGGGGGCGTAGCCGTAGAGACCCTCTAGCACATCATGGACGAAGTTCCCCATCAACGCCTCCTTGCCGGAGGGGTCGGGGATCTTGTCAATCTTGTTGTACTTGAATCTGAGAGGGCACTGGCGGAAAGTGCCCATCGACGAAGGCGACAGGTGTGGGGGCGCTACAGCCGTCATACCAAATACCCATGAGTCAGACTGAAACCAGCAGGTCCCGGTGCGGCGGGCACGCCCAGAGTCGAACCGGGACACTCGTTTACGTTGACCGATGCGATGGTCTCAACCACCTTAAACATCTCGGTTCCGTCGATCAGGGCTTGAAGGTCTGCTTTGGAATCCAGCATTCCGGGGGTGATCAGGTTTCCATCGGTCGGGAGGGCATTGGCGATGTTCTCCATGGCGACCTGAGTTTCTCGTTCCAGGTGCCCTTCACCGCGAATGGCGGCATCGCAGATGGCGGGCCGTAAATCAATCGTCAAGATTCCCCCGTCCAAACTTATTACAGAGTCAGCGACCAGGGCAAAGTCTTGATAATCGAGTTCGGCCTGCTTGACAAATTCTCTACGTTCAGCCCCCGCAACCGGAGGCATGGTGCGCTTGCGTACAGCGTCAGCCCGCTGCTTGAACCTCTGGATCATCCCCGTCGTACTTAAAGTATCCACTTGCATTCACCTTTATTTAGATTTTTTGTCCTTTGCCTTCCACTTCAGTCTCATTCGCTCGGCCTCTTCTTCCCTGAGGCGAAGAAGCGCCTCACGAGTAAATGTGTCGAACTGAGTCTGCATGATGGTACTCATTTGATGCGGTCTGCCTTCGGGTCGATGGCGGTGCCGCAGACATTACAGGATGCGTCGTATCGTTCTGCGGACCCTCCGCCCAGGTAATGACGAACACACGACGGGCACTGGTACATGGAGTTCTTCGGCCACTTGGCGGCCGGCTCATTCACTCTTGGCCTCTCCGCCAAAGGAGATCGCGACACACTGCTGGACGAGGGCTGTCAGATCCTCAATGCTGCCCATGGCTTCGGGCTTCGGCTTGGGACGCCCCCCAGCGTGCCCCTTCCAGAACACCGCAACTTCTTCCTTCTGGGCCTTGTCGAACTTCTCAATCAGGCTGGTGAAGTTGTCGTACAACTGCTTCACTTCTGGATCCTCGGAAGAGTGAGCCTCGTGGGCAAGGGCTTCTTCGGAACGGTAGAGGTAGAGACCAACCCCCATCATGGAAGCGGCCTTCTTCAAGGCGTCCGAGATGGCGATCTTGTGGTCGTTCCCCAAATCGAGGAGACCTCCGTTTTTTTTCGACTTGACTTCCGCGCCACCGTATGCATCTCTTTGGAGCGACTTGTCGCCGATGCGTGCCGACAGACGAACATGGGCGACGATGTTGTCGCCCCCTTCAAGACTGCGCTCGCAGGAGATGACTTTGAAGTCCCAGTTCTCGACTCCGAGAACATCATTCAGGCGCGCGATTACTTCGTTGACCGAAACAAACCTAAAGGCAACTCCCCCTTTATTCAGGGTTCCTTCCAGTTCTTCGGGAAACGGTGTGGACAGTTGCTTCAGTACTTCTTTACTCATTCTGCGTTACCTCTTCTGATGATGACACTTATTTTAGGGTCGGATGACTCGCAATAGTTATCGGGATTGAGTCCGATTTTATTCAATGCTCCAACTCGCCAATACGACGGTTGGAGGTAATCCAACATCTTCATGACCATTTGGTTGGGGGACAAGACAACCTCACCTGTCTCCATGTCGACCGACGACTGTTCGATGCGGTTCAGCACGTCTCGGGCAAGGTCTTTGTGTCTCCAGCCCGAACGGCTGGCAGACATCTTGCGTTCGACCGAGGCTCTGTCTCGCAGGTCGAGAATTTGGTTGCCGGCCATCACTCTGCCGAGCCAAGTTGACAGGCCATCGTAGAGAAAACCCATATCCCGTTTAGCCAAGTTCAGTTCGAGCAGCAGGTCGGCTGATTCTTCGACCGAATGGTCGTCCTTCGTGTACTCGACCAACTTGACTTCGAGGGCAGCGATCTCCATCCGCAGCGCCCGGACATCTTCAGGAGTCATCTGGCTTTGTTGCATCAAGCCAGAATAGCGGCTCGCTTGCGCTGGGGCAAGCCTAAGCCCGTAAGAAATGAAAAGGCTCCCGTGGCTGAGTCGACTTGGTCGTCGTGGGGGCAGGCTTCCGGGAACGAAGACAACTCATCGAGCCAGTCGGTTAACCACGCTCCCCGTACCACCCTCACGTTGCCATTGGCGACGGCCGCTGCGAATGGGCGAGCGCGAGTCACCTTGTCACCGGTTGATCGGATGCCCATGATGTCGAATCCCGGCACGACAAATCTGGCGTACTGGTTGATAAGCGCCTTTCCTGCAGACCCCGGCTCTTGCTCCATCCGGATAGGGACCGACACCCCGTCTTCATACGCCGTCTGGGCAATGAACTGCTCAACCTTTTCTCCCCGGTGACGGATCTTCCTGACATCCAGCATGTATGCAACCCCAGCGTCAAAGAGCATCAAAGTCCCCACCGTCCAGTCGGGGTCCGGATAAGAAGGAGATGGTTCTGATGCCGCAAGGTCCCAGAACCGAACGGCTTTCGCCTTGGGGCTCAATGTCGGCAATTCGTCGTGCTCCAGAAGAACAACTGACTCCCTGTCGAACATGGTCCCCAGAGTGGTTGACCACCAGTCGCCTTCTTCCAAACGCTTGCGCTCTACGGGATCCAGCGCCTGCAGCGATTGCCGATACGACTGGGCATCGATGCCAGGATTATCGGTAAGGAGTGACGGAACGAAAACTCGACCGGTGGTATCGCCTTCCACGATGAAGCGTTGCCTAACCCAATTGGGCGCGGGGTTGGAAGCGCATCTCATTCTCAGGGGAACCTGCGACAAGGGGCCTGAGGCCGGCCGACGCAACCGAGAAAAGAGGTAGCGATAATCATGCTCCCTGATTTCGGTGACTTCATCCATCCCGATGAACTGGAATTCCGCACCCTTGTAACGCAGATAGTCCTGACTGTTATTTAGGTAGCCAAATGAGATTCGTGCTCCTGACGGAAACGTGGCCACATACAGGGAGCCATTCCAAGACACGTCATCCGCTTGAGAAATCCATGTTGTGAAACGGTCCATGATGGCGCCGGGTAGTGCAAGGTCGGCATAGGTGCGACGAAAGATGATGGCGGAGTAGGCCGGTACATCCACATATTGAAGTGCGGCCATCAACAGCGCTGACGACTTACCTCCGCCAGCCGCTCCACCGAACAGGCCCTCCATGGAATAGGTGCGTAAAAACACCTTCTGAGTTAACGAGGGTGTTTCCGGGCAGTACGGAGACTCCTTCGGCTGCAAGAATTCTAAGATGCTTTCCCAATCAGCCATGTGTGCAACTCCAGTCCTCATACATTCTAGAACAGCCCGACGGGTGCGATAGGGTAACGCACATGAACTGGCTCCGAGTCCTGTTTAGTCGGGCGAATGCGGCAAATGCTCTGATGGTATCCTTTATTATATTCACAAGCATCGGTGCGTGGATGATTCGCCCCTCGTGGGGGCTAATAGTCGCTGGCGTGTCATGTGGAGTCCTTGGTTTTCTATTAGGTCTTGAGTAAATATGGCTTGGAATTCTTCTCCAGAAACAAAATCCCATCAGATGGCAGCGGGCCGGGCCATTGTCGGTCCAGGTGCGCCCGTCGCCCAGAACCCCAGTCTGGCTGGTCAGCCATACCGTGATGGGTGGGACATAGAGCGAGCCCATTCAGAGGGCATGCAGAAGGTCACATGGGTGGCCCGCTGCGTTGACGCCATCGCTGGAAATCAAGCACGCCTTCCGGTCATTCTTCGAAAAGACAATGTGCCCGATGGTGAAATCGTCACAAGCAAGCGCGTAAGAAACGACTCCATTCTGAGCCTCCTGAACACCAAATCCAATATCGGAGAGAACTCCTTTATTTTCCGATACAGACTGTCAGCCCAACTCCTCATGGGAACGCGCGGCGCATTCGTTGAGAAGATCCGAGGGCGGGACGGTCGCATCATCGGTCTCAACCTTCTCCCACCTCAGGCCACGGCCCCCATTCCTCACCCCAAACGATTCGTCTCCGGGTATGAGGTCGCCATGCCGGATGGCAGGAAAATCATCATGCCGCCCGAAAGCGTCGTGTGGATTCGCAGGCCGCACCCACTCGACCCGTACCTCTCCATGACTCCAATGGAAGCCGCCGGCGTGGCTATCGAAATCGAAAACCTTGCCAAGTTGTATAACCGAAACTATCTCCTCAATGACGGTCGTCCCGGAGGACTGCTCGTGGTCAAGGGGGAGATCGACGACGACGATAGGAACGAACTCAGAAACAGGTTCCGAGGGAATCTGGGCAAGGCCGGTGCCACGACCGTCATTGCTGCTGATGACGGTGTCGATTATGTCGACACCTCTGCAAGCCCCCGTGATGCCGCCTACATTCAGATGCGTCAAATCACAAAAGAAGAGATTTTGGCTTCGTTCGGTGTGCCTGAGTCGGTGATCGGTAATGCCTCTGGGCGAACTTTCGCCAACGCCTCCGAAGAGATTCGGGTGTTCTGGAGCGAAACCATGGCACCTCACCTCCAACACATCGCTCGCGCCCTGGATGAGTTGGACGACAAGCATTATGTCGACTTTGACCTAGACGAAGTTCCGACCCTAACGATGTATCGGCAGGAACGGTCACGCTATGTGCTCCAGGAATTCCAAACTGGCCTAATCAGTGCTAACGAATACCGAGAGGCAACCGGGCGCAAGATTGTTCATTCCGAACTCGGAGACTCCCTGTTACAAAACCCGAACCTCACCCCCATAGCGAACACCCACAAGGAAACGGAACCAGAACCCAACGTAATGATGGGTCCGGGCGGAGGGGGAATGCCAGGAATGCCAGGAGCGCCCCCTGGAGCGCCTCCTGGGGCTCCCGCCGAGGGAATGCCACCTCCTGGGGCTCCGCTCGATCCGAACACCATGCAGGGCGCTATGGCGCCCCAAGCAGCAGGAGCGCCACAGCAACTGTCTGACGAATCCGGAAGCATGGAGTTCAAGGACGCTCACTCAATCTCCGCAGATTCCGACTTGGATAGATGGTCAGGGATTTTGGACCGAAGCATTGAGCGTCTGTTCGAACGTCAACAAAGAGTGGTTCTGGAGAAGGCCGGTGGCGCCAAGGCCAGAAAAGCACTTTCCAAAGGAACTCTTGTAGTCGACTTGCTCATGCCTCAAGACATATGGGACAAACAAATGGATGAGGATATTCGTCCAGTCCTGAATGCAATTGTTCAAGATGCGACAGGATCCTATTTGGGAAAGTCGGCAGAACATTCTCCGCCTCTAGCCGAAGATGTTGTCACTCATGTCAACTCTCAAATGGACAGAATCAAATCGATCAATCTGGATAGCAGAGAAGCGATATCCAAAGAAATCACCTATGCCTTGCGCATAGAAGAAGATGACCACCGGTTGATAGCATTCAAGTCTGCCCTTGTGGGTCACTTTACTCACCTGTTGGCAAAAGTGCGTCCAAAAGTTGCTACCAGCGAGTCGCGTAGGGCTTGGAATCTAGCGGGTTAACGGCCCTTTACAGAAACTAAAAGATTTTTCACATCATTTTACAGTTGCCTGCCACCGTCGTGCTCTATCATGACTACAGAGCGACAGGGAGTTATCTATGCCTGTAGGTATGGAAACAGACATCCAAATCAAAGCGACCAACGGCCAGGTTAGTGTTAACAAGGCTCAGGGTATCGTTGAGTGCTTCGTGGCCGGCATCGGCAACAAGGATTCTGTCGGCGACATTATCCAGCCGGGAGCCTTCACCGGCAGTCTTCAACGGCGAAAGCCACGCGTCGTTTGGGGTCACAACTGGAACGATCCCATCGGGAAAGTCCTGGATATCCACGAAGTGGGACCCAGCGACCCACGCCTCCCAGAAAAAATGAAAGCGGGAGGTGTCGGGGGCCTATATGCACGAGTTCAGTTCAACCTCGAATCCGAGAAGGGTCGGGAAGCCTTCGCCAATGTCGCCTTCTTCGGAGGCGAACAGGAATGGTCGATCGGCTACAAAACGATCAACGCCACATTCGACCCGGTTAGACAAGCGAACATTTTGCATGAAGTGGAACTGTACGAATGCTCCCCCGTACTGCATGGCGCGAATCAACTGACAGGAACCATCTCCGTCAAGCGGGCGAACG